GCACATATTTGCACCGCTATTTCGTGAATCGAACGCATTTAAAAACTACGTAGAAAAATGCAAAGAATTAGGATTAACGGTCTGACAGGCCGGGGAGGGTGACAAATATGACTATCTTTTTAAGCGGCCCTATAACGGGCAACAAGGCTTACAAACGACAATTCAAAGCTGCCGAAGAGAAGCTTATAGCGCAGGGACATGCCGTGCTAAACCCTGCTACGCTGCCAGAAGGCATGGAGTACGAGCATTACATGCATATTTGCATATCGATGATTGATGTTTGTGACGCGGTATATCAGCTCCGGGGCTGGCAAAAGTCACTCGGCGCACAGCGCGAATACGGGTACGCGCTGGGTAAAGACAAAATTATACTGGAAGCTTGATATGGCAACGCTGTACGAAGAGCGTATCGCTGAGGCGATCAAAAGGATTGAAGCTCGCAATCTCAGCGATAGCGACATTATAAAAGAATATCGCATAGCGTATAACCGCTATGTAGCGGCCGTCGTGGATGGCAGCTCTCCGGAGGGCGTCGTATATAAATACTTACACAAGGAGGCGTACCGCCGTGTTGCCAGCAGACGCGGGATTAAATTATCTGCGGCCGGGGATAATGCCGGCAAGGCTTAAAAGGCAAAAGCGAGCAGCCTGCGCGAGAATATGTGCCCTGCTTACTGTGATCGCGTTGACTGTATCGTGCGTGTCGGTTGCCGTTGTAAGAGCAGACCGCGTGGCGTATGTAACAACCGCCGGTGACGTAACACTTCGCCCGGCGAAACAGGTTATAAAGACAGCACCGCTGGAAGCCGTGGCTCCGCCGGTGACGGAAGAAGCCGGCGCGGATGCTGAAACCGCAGACAAAATCCCGAACGCGAATAAAACGATACCCGAACCCGACAGAGAGGAAGTAGAAGCACTTGCCCGTATGCTTTACGGAGAGGCGCGCGGCGTAGCGTCAACGATGGAAAAGGCGGCTTGCGTATGGTGCGTATTAAATCGCGTTGACGACAGGACGGGGCTATGGCCTGACACAATAATCGGTGTGCTCGCTCAACCGAATCAGTTTAGCGGATATTCTCCCCGCAATCCCGTAACGGATGCGCTTTATGCGCTTGCACGGGACGTGCTTATAAGGTGGATACGTGAGCGGTCGGGCGAGACTGACGTCGGGCGGGTGCTGCCCGCTGAATACGTATACTTTACTGGCGACGGTGAGCGCAACTATTTTTACACCGCGTGGCCTGCCGGGGTGACGGCTGCGTGGACGTGGGAATTACCTGATCCGTACATATCATAACCGAATAACCGAAAGGAGATAGCAACCGTGATTAACGTGAGAGAATGTCCTTTTTGCGGATGTGGACTTGATCCGGGCGAACGCTGCGACTGCGGCGGGAAGCCGGTAATTGATGATAATGCACCAAAGGCAAGAAAGCGTAAGCGCGTTTATAACGCAAGCAAAAGCGAAATGCGGAAGCTATTACAGCTGTACGCCAAAGGGCACACGGTAGAGGATATTGCCGAGCTGCTTAACATGTATCCCGACGACGTTGAGTATGCACTTGTGCGACGGGGGCTGTTGTTGCCGCGAGAAATTAAATACTTGAACAAGCGCACCAAGCAAGGAGGGACAAATATTGCTTAATGCAGTGTTTCTCATGGGGCGCGTGGTGCGTGATCCCGAGCTGCGCATGACGCCGACGGGAAAGGCGGTCACTACAATAACGCTCGCCCACCACACAGGCCATAAAGATAGCGACGGCAAGGAGACTGTGTATTTCATCGACGTCACGGCATGGCAGCAGAAAGCTGATTTTGCTTGCCGCTATCTACATAAAGGGCAAACGATAGCCGTTGAGGGGGAGCTTATCGTCAGTCGTAAAAACGATGCGGCGGGCAAGACGATAAACACACTTGGCGTGACGGCATCACGCATACATTTTGCGGATGCGGCACCGAAGCAAACCGATGCGGCGCCGGTTATACCGGTAATGCCGGTGATGGAAGAGCTGAGCGAAGAGGACGATTTACCGTTTTAATAAATAACCGCGAGGAGAACGACATGGAAAACGCCATTGCTAAGATTAACGCCGAAATGCAGAAAGATCCCGACAACACCTACCTCGAAATCGTCGGGCATTACATAATCGACAGATGCGCAGAGCCGGCCGTTACGGCGGCTGTCAATGGTGGAAAAACACTTGCCGGCGCGATGGAAGCTATAACAAGTGTCGCAAGAAAAAAAGTGTCCAGTAAATGCGCTGTCATGCGCGATGCAGAGATATTTGATGCAATCGACAAGTACCTCGGGGTCGGTAAGAACCACGAGGCCCGGGCAAAATCTAAACGCGAAGTCGACGGCGGAGAAGCATATGAAGCTAATCCGCCGAAGCTATTAGACCTCAGCTTTGAAGATCTGCTATGAAAGTCAGTCGATCCATTAAAGAAATGCCGTGGCCTGAGTATCAAGGCATAGCCGGAGCTGATTTACAGGTTACGGGTACGATTGTCGGGGGGCTGCTTGTACTGACGATTACTCTCAACCGGGCTCACATATTAAAACAGCATCCCTATATGTATCAAGTCTCTGAGCCGGATAAACGCCTTATCATAAACGCGGATCGGCGGGACTGGGCATTGCTCGAGCGTACCGGCGGCCGTGCCCGGAGAAGATTGCCGGTTATAAATTGTGTGCCCTTGCGGTCGTGTTATCCGGAAATAGATACGCGGACAGAAGCTCTGATCGCGGCTGCGTTAGGGGTTAATGAATCAAACAATCACTATATGCCTGAGCTTGTAGGATGGCTTGAATCATCGCATCAATACCAAAAAGAACAGGCGAAGCTTGCGCGTGGGGAGATACCGGACGACGCGGTCAATCTGTGCCCGGAGGAAAAGCCTGACGGCCTGTGGGATTTTGTCAGACGAAATATACTTGCAAATGACCATACGATTATATACAAGCGCGGCGGCGTCCGTGGCACGTGTTCACTCTGCGGGCGTAGTGTGCGGGCCAAAGGAAAGCATTTTCGGCAAGGCTGTTACGCAACCTGTCCGAACTGCGGGGAGTATGTTTATGCTGTGCTGGAAGGCTCGTCGTTGTGGAAAGCTGATTACGTTGATAATGTCGTGACGATACAGCGGGGTGACGGCGGTACAGTATGGTTCCGGCTGTGGCATATCATCCGCGATTACAGCGTCACGTATGACGGCGGTGCAGATAAATGGATGATAGAAGCTGCCCGGTACTGTATACGCGGAGATAAGGCGGCGCAGTGGAATATTTTTTATAAAGAACACTCATTAGCAGGGCGCTGCTTTGAATACAGGCTCGACAGCTGGACACGCACATCGCGGGTATTGTTATATGACGGCGTATACACGTTTTGCCCGATAGGCCTTGATGAAGCCGTAGCCGGCACAAAATTGCAGTACGCGAACTTGCGGGGGTATATGCACGATCCGGAGATTAGATGCCCGGACGTACTAATGTATGCGATTAACTTTGCTCGTTATCCGGTCATGGAGTTTTTATATAAGCGGGGTTACAAAAGTCTTGTTCAGGCAAAGGTGCGCCATGGGCTGTCCGAATTTAATCGCAACGCTATACTATGGCAGCGGAAAAAGCTGCGTGAGTGCATCCGCTTCCCGCTGCGTCTGCTGAAATTAAAAGATCCCTGTGAGTGGACGATGGACGATGTTGAGAGTGTTCGCCGTCTGTGGCAGATACCGGGCATGACGGATAAAGCTCTGCCGGATATTCTCTCTTCTGGGATACCCCATGATTTATATAACATATTTGCTCACGGTCGCCCCGAAAAGACGCTCGCGTATCTGAGGCGTGTGGCGGCGACGCGGGAGCGTGAAACTATCGGGTCGGTAGCGCGTATTTACAGAGACTATCTCGGAGAAGTAGCCGCGCTAAATCTTAATACGACTGACGAATCTATATTATATCCGCCTGATCTCTACGCGCGGCATGCGGAGACAGCGAGACTTGTCGAATACGAGAAAAATAAGGATTTGTATGACAAAATCGCAAAGCGGGCGAAAAAGCTATCGTGGCTGTCTTGGACGTATGGCGGGCTGACAATCCGACCGGCAACAAGCCCGGCTGAGCTAAAGGAAGAGGGCGCCGCCCTGCATCACTGCGTAGGAGGATATGCACAGAGAATGGCCGACGGCGAAACGGCAATCTTTTTCATACGTCGAGAGCCTGACAAGCCATATTTTACCCTCGAGCTGAAAGGTAAAAATATCGTGCAGTGCAGGGGCAAAAACAATATAGATTATCACAACGATCCGGATGTCGCAGCGTTTGTCGACCGGTGGTATAAGGAGATCGTTGTTGAGCAAAAGAAAAAGAAAAGAAACAGCAATAAAAACACCGCCGTTACGGCGGCTTAAGGAGGTTTGTCATGGATACCAAAATGGAGCTTGAGCAGATCGATGATCGCACCGTGGCCGACGAGCAAACCGGCGAGCCGCGCGACATCGAGGTCATAACGGCGGAGATTAATTTTTACAAAGCGACAGCCGGAGCGGCGATAATCGAGATCGGATCGAGGTTAATTGAAGCAAAGGCGCAACTCTCGCACGGCGAGTGGACGAAGTGGCTCGAGGAAAAAGTTAGCTTTTCCGAGGTCACCGCGCAGAGGTTTATGAGGCTCGCGCGGGAGTATCCAAAACCGTCAACGCTGACGGTTTTAGGTGCGTCAAAAGCCCTGCAATTACTGGCATTATCGCCATCTGAACGAGAGAAATTCATCGAGGAAAAACACGACGTAAACGGGCAGGAAAAGACTGTCGAAGAAATGAGCACGCGGGAACTTCGGGACGCAATACGCGACCGCCTTGCCGCGATCAAGGAACGCGACGAAGCACTTAAAAAGCTCGAGGAAAGCCGGGCGGCGGAAGCTGTGGCAACAGAGCGGTACGAAAAAGCTAAAGAAGAAGCGGAGCGGGCGATAGCGAATAAGAAAGCTCTTGAAGTGGAACTGCAGGAACTTAAGAGCCGCCCGGTGGAAGCTGTTTATTCTGAGCCTGATCCGGGAGCAATCGAAGCGGCGAAGCGGGAAGCAGCCGAAGCGGCTGCGAAAGAAGCACGGGAAAAAGCCTTGCAGGAACTGAAAGCAAAAATCGAGAAGGCAGAAGCCGAAAAGAAAAAGGCGCTTGAGGCGAAGGCGAAAGCGGAAGCGGAGCTGCTGGACGCCATCAAAGAGCAACAGGAACACGAAAAGGAACGAGACGAGGAAAAATCACAGCTTGCCGGACGTGTGGCGGAGCTTGAGAAAAAGCTTGCCGTCGCTTCATCGGCAGACACGGCGGGCTTTAAGGCAAGGTTTGAGGTGGCGCAGTCAGCCATAAACGGGATGCTTGGCGACATTAACGCGAAGCTGTCAGCCGGCGAGCAAGAGGCGGGTATGAAGCTCGGGGCAGCGCTTGCCCGGTTCTGTCAGGCGATTTTAAGCAGCCTACCGGCTGAGTGCGTGAAGCAGTGAGAGGAGAGCGGAGGATGGATTATAAAGAAGTAATCGCCGCGCTGAGCGGCGCAGTATCACTAATAGAGCAGCTGATGATCGCCACCGAAAAATTACGAGATACGGCGCGGGATGTGCGTGGAAGCTGAGCACGCAAAGAAAGGGGATGAAGCATAATGACATTAAACGAATTGGCAATAGAAATACACCTTAACGCGAAAGATCATGGATGGTGGGAAGAACCGCGCAGTTTCGGCGAACTTGTAGCGCTTTGTCATAGCGAGTTATCAGAGGCTCTCGAAGAACACCGTAACGGACATGCCCCTAACGAAACTTATTACAATGGAGCCAAGCCGGAGGGTATACCTACAGAGTTAGCCGATGTTGTCATACGCATACTTGATATGTGCGGGTATTATGGCATCGACATTGACAAGGCGATCGGAGAAAAGCACGAATACAACAAGACGCGGCCGCACAGACACGGCGGCAAGCGGCTGTGATCTACAATCAAAGAGAAGGCATTAAGGATATGAGAATAAAGCGCAGGATTTTCGCTGGTGTAGTATGCGAGCAGATTGTCTTTACAGTGTCCGATAAGGTCAAGGATATTAAGAAGGCACAGCCGCGGCCAAGATTTAAGAGCGAAGCTGAGAGGCTTGAACATAAACTCGGGATATCACGCCGCCGCCACGCAAGGCTCGTAAATGAAAACTTCAGCCCGACTTCGCTTTACTCTACGCTAACATTCGACAACGAACACGAAGTACATACATACGAAGAAGCTCGTCGAATCCGCGATAATTACATACGCAGACTGCGCTACGCCGCGCCCGATGCAAAGATAATAATCTACATGGGACGCGGTAAGTCCACACAGCGCATACATTTTCACATGCTTAGTGACGGTATACCGGAAGAGGTAATCCGTAATAAATGGCGCTGCGGTGATGTGCTGCGTATTGAGCATTTACGCGAACACAATTTTTACAACGGTGTAGATCATGGAAGAGATTATACAGGATTAGCGAACTATCTTTTTGACCACTGGACGCCAGAACAGGGCGGCCACCGCTGGAAACAGACAAAAAATCTGCGCCCTGCAGCTCATGAAGATGTAGCCGAAGTAAAGCGCGTATACACCGAAACAAATACGCCGCAACCTCCGAAGGGGTACAAGCTTGTCGAAGCTAAAGCAACACAATTCGGTTACATATATTATAAGTACGTTTTAGACGTGAAGAACTCAAGACGACGCACCGCAAACAAGAGAGACAATAATTAATAATGTAGAAGGTTGCTGATATGACGCAGCTTTTTAAAGGCCTTGTAAATGTGTAAAGTTTTAGAACGATTCAAGGGTATTATCTGATAAATGCACGTAAACACTCTTTATACTGGAACATTATCCCGGCGGATCTTTTCCACCGCATTAGCGGGGACAGGTGTGCTTGTCACACCTGTGGAAAAGTCCGTCGAGGTTAAGATATAGAAGCATGGCCGTTAAATCGGCCTTATTTCGGCATGCAATAATTTTCATTAGGGGAGGTGATGCGATAAGTGAGATATAAGCTACCTCGTGGCGTTGTCAAAGCATGCGCCGGAATCGTCGAGGGCGTATTTGTCGAACCATATCTTACATACGTCAAAGAAGCTGAGCGTGTTGTTGGCACCGGATATGGAGACAGTCCATCAGCACAACGAAATAGACAGCTACTTGTCGAGGCAATAAAACTAAATCTAACAAATCGCATCGAATACCCATATGAACTTCTTGCTCGCCGTTTCGGGCTGGCAGTTAGCTTGTCGACGTTCAAGCGTGAGAAAATGAAATACTGTTATGAATTAGCGCGTCTTTGCGGCTTTATAAGTTGAGCCGTAAGACGCAGCTTTTTTTGTTATTATCACGCTGGATATTAATATCGGCCGTCGGCATAGCGTCCGGCGAGGGCAAGGGGCGGGGATCCATGGATAAGTACGTAAACCCATTTTATAAATCAAAGGCGTGGCAAGCTAAACGCAAGGCGATACTCCGGCGTGATGGATATATGTGCGTCGAGTGTCGCAAATACGGACGCAGGCGTGATGCAACGGTAGTACATCACATCCTCGAGCTGGAAGAACATCCGGAGCTTGCGCTAAACGATAAAAATCTTATATCCCTATGCGATTCGTGTCACAACAAGATGCACCCGGAAAAAGGCGGAAACTGGCGGTAAAGTTAGGCACAAATAAACGTGTTTTGAGTGAGATTGACGCGGATTTTTACGTGATTCAGATCGACCGCGTGCTATTTTGCCTAACAGGTGTAATGATTCGAGGCGACATATAGCTTCGCCGCGAAAACAGCAGTTAGGCGAGCGCCAATATTTATAAATAAAATTATAAATATTGCCGCGCGAAAAATATATCCCCCCCTACCCTTCGCCGAAATTACAACCTTTGGGTACCGGCGGCGGGCAGGCATGTATATAAGCGCGGGATTTTGAGGAAAGGGGGTAAGACGGACAGGGTGGCGATGACCGAAGCCGACAAGCGGGTTAGAAAGATTATAAAAAAAACTGTGGCCGACATGACGGCGCTCGGGACTTATCGCCCGCAGTTTGACCCGGCGATAAGGATGTATGCTGACATGCGGTATCAGCTGGAGCTGCTTAATGAGCAGTGGTGGGAGGACGGATGCCGGGTTACGGAAAAATACACAAATAAGGCCGGCGCGACAAACGAGCGCAAGACGGCGCTTTACTCGGCGATTGAGCAGTTGCGGCGTGATATTGCGGCGATGGAAGATAGGCTCGGTTTGACGCCGGCCGGTATGAAGCGCATCAATGAAGCCGAGATGAAGTCGCGTAAGAAGGCAAGCAAGCTGACGAGCGCCCTCGAGAAGTTAGGAAAATGAGCACAAAGAACTTATCGGCATATAAGAATTACGACGTTGTGATGAATTACGTGCGCAGCATCATCGACGGGCAAAAGGTTGCGTGCGTGGAGCTGCGCCAAGCCGCCGAGCGTTTTATGCGCGACCTTGAAAATCCAGAGTACGAATTTAGAGCAGCCGACGCCGAATTTGTTATACAGATAATCGAGAATACAATAGTCCATGTCAAGGGAACGAAGGCGGGAAAGCCGTTTATACTTGAACCGTGGGAAAAGTTTATCTGTTACAACCTTGCGGGCTTTTACCTTGCCGGCACGGACGAACGCCGGATCAAAGAAGCCTTTATCTTCATACCCCGCAAAAACGGCAAAACGCCTTTCGCGGCGTCCTTAGTATGGGCTTTTTCGTTGCTTGACCGTCATACAGCATCAAGCGCGTATATAATCGCAAACCGTCTTGACCGTGCCCTTGAATCGTTTGACTTCTTAACGAAAAACATACGCTTCATGGGCGAGCCGGAGGAGTGGCACATACTTGACAGCAATGCGGAGCACTCGATAAGCCGCGAGTTTTACGACGAGGACGGTAATTTTACCGGCTCGATAATGATACAGGCCTTAGCGAACAACTCAAAATACGCTGATGGCATCAACGGAAACCTGATACTGCTTGACGAGATACATGCTTACCGCTCGCCGGATGATTACCTCGTGTATAAAGATGCCATGAAGGCATATGTCAACAAGCTGCTGATCGGCATTACGACGGCCGGCAAGAACATCAACAGCTTTTGCTACAGCCGCCTGCAGCTCTGCCAGAAGATACTTGCCGGCACGATTAAGGACGAGCAGTATTTTGTTTTCATTTGCAAAGCAGATAACCCGGATGATTATACAAATCCAGTCGAACACGAAAAAGCAAATCCCAATTATAACGTCACAATCCGGCCGCAGGATATCATGGCTGACGCACTGCAGGCGCAGAACGACCCGAAAAGCCGCAACAACTTCTTGAATAAATCTCTCAACGTCTACACGAACGTCGCGAATGCCTATTTTAATATCGACGAGGTGAAAGCGTCTGATGAGTGCTATAACTGGACGCTTGCCGAGCTTGCGAAGCTGCCTATAACGTGGATCGGCGGCGCTGACCTGTCGGTCGTGCATGACCTGACGGCGGCGACGCTATACGGTGAGTACACGCACGGAGGTAAGCCGGTATCGATAATCATATCTCACGGATTTATGCCTATAACAACAGCGCAACGCAAAGCGGACGAGGACGAAATACCGTTTTTCTGGTGGCGCGATGAGGGCTGGCTGACGCTTTGTAACGGTGATACTGTCGATTATGCCGACGTCGTCAATCAGTTTAAACGCTGGCGCGAGATGGGATTTAAGATTAAGTCCGTCGCGTTTGACAAATATAAATCCCGCGACTTTGTGCGCTTCATGACGGCCGCCGGCTTCAAGATGGAAAACAGCGATCAGCAGTACTGGAAAAAATCCGAGGCGTTCCGTTATATCGAGAAGCGCATAAAGGACAAGGCGCTTTATTACGTGCACAACCGGGCGTATGAATACTGCATCGGCAACGTTAAAGCCGTTGAAGATCCGGACGAGCGGGTGCGTTTTGAAAAAGTAGACCCCGAGCATCGCATCGACCTGTTTGACGCGGGCGTCATCGCGTGTAAGCAGCACATCATTGAGCAGGATCGTAAAGCAAAGATAAGCAGCTGGTTTTGAGATGAGGTGATATTATAGGACTTTTTAGCACACTTATAAGACCCGGGGCGAGAGCAAGAGCAGAGCCGCAAAAGCGCTCGGCCGTGCTGCTCACATCGCCTGCGGCGTATGATTTACTTTTACCCGACGGCTACACTCCGCTGTCACGGAATGAAGTCGTCCTGCGGTGTGTGCATAAGATTGCCGACATGGTGTCGGATATGACAATCATGCTGATGCGAAACGGCGAGTACGGCGACGAGCGCGTGCGAAATGAGCTGTCAAAGAAGATTGACATATACCCGAACAGGCTCATGACCCGCAAAAACTTTATTTATAGGCTCGTCGCCGACATGCTGACATACGGAAACGCTTACGCACATCCGACCTATATCGTAACGGACAGTGGCGTGCTGCTTGACAATATCGAGCTTATACCGGCCTGCGCGGCGACGGCCGACGATGTCGGGCGAGACGGAGACTATCTCATCAGATACGGCGGGCGCGTCTTTGAACCGGACGAGATACTTCACTTTGTGCTTGTACCCGACGAGCTAAAGCCATTCCGGGGCGTGGGCTTCACCGCACAAGTTTATGATGCTGTGAAAAACATCGTACAGGCCGGCGCGACAAAACGCGGGTTTTTACGTTCGAAGTGGAAGCCGTCCGTTGTCATATCAATAAACGCCGACACGGAGGAGCTGCGCGATCCGGAGATGCGCCGGAAGATACTTGGCAGCTATACGGACGAGACAGAGCGCGGCGAGCCGTGGCTTATCCCGGCGGGCGAGCTTGATATCAAGACAATCCAGCCTCTGACGCTGCAGGACCTGGCGATACAGGACAGCATAACGCTTGACACCCGCACAGTCGCCGCAGCCTTCGGCATACCGCCGTTTTTACTCGGCATCGGCGACTTCAACAAGGACGCATATAACAACTTCGTTGCGACGACGATTATGAGCGTCGCACAGGTCATTCAGCAAGAGCTGACGAAAAAGCTGCTGTATTCGCCGGAGCTGTATTTCAAATTTAACCCAAAATCATTAATGCAGTATTCGCTCAGCGAAAAAAGCACATACGTCATGAACATGGTAAACAGCGGAATGCTGTCACGAAACGAAGGGCGCGGGGAGTTTGATTATTCGCCGGTCGACATCGAGGGCATGAACGATTACGCACTGCTCGAAAACTACATCAAGGTCGGGGACATAGACAAGCAAAAGAAGCTGATACAAAACGAAGGGGAGGATGCATGAGCAAAAATATGGAGAAGCGCAACATATACGCTGCCGGTGATTTTAAGGTGCGAGCCGAGCCGGAAGGAGGCGGGAAATACATAGAGGGATATTTCGCGGTATTCAATCAGCGTACGGAGCTGTGGCGGGGGTTTTACGAGGAGATCGCCCCGGAGGCTTTTGACGAAAGCCTTAAAAATAACGACATCCGCTGTCTTTTCAATCATAACAGCGATGTCGTAATGGGGCGCACGGCTGCCGGCACACTGACGCTGAAAAAGGATGCGCACGGGCTTTTCGGCTCTGTGCGCATAAACGAGGATGATAAACAGGCACTCGACATTTATGCGCGTGTTGCGCGTAGAGATATATCCGGCTGCTCGATCGGATTTTATCCCATTAAGGAGGAGTACACGGAGCTTGATAACGGTGATGTGTTATGCCGTGTGCTTGACGTTGACCTCAGCGAAGTGTCGATATGTACGTTCCCTGCGTACCCGCAGACGGAAATACAGGCAAGAGAACGGGCATATGCCGCAGTGACAGCACAGCGGCGAGAAAATATAAAACGGAGGTTAGAAAAACTTAAATGCTAAAACAACTTAGAGTAAGCCTTGCACTTGAAAAAGCAAAGCGCGATCTAAACGCGTTATATGAACAGCGCAACAGCTTTGAATCGCGTCGGGCAGCCATAGAACAGCGATTTTCCGACGCCAGCGCGACGTCAGACGCAGACCTGACAGCAATCGAAGCTGACCTCTCGGCGCTCGAGCAAGAAGTCGAAGCGGCTGACATCGAACAGAACATCGCAAACCTTGAGGCGGAGATAAGACGCCTTGAAGCTGAGCTTGCGGCGATCGGAAAAGAAGCAGGCGGCGAAGCTGAAAGCGGAAATAACAGTAACACAAATAACAACATAAACATCGGAGGAAACGAAATGGAAAGATCGAATACCGCCAAATACTCTATTCGCACCCGCCTTGCCACGCTTGTTGAGCGTGCGGAAGTCAAAGAATGGCTCGGACGCCTGCGCGCACTTGGCGGTGAGCAGCGTGCTGTTACGGGTGCGGAGCTTAACATACCGGACATAGTCCTCGAGCCACTGCGCGAGATCGTAGCGGAGCAGTCAAAGCTTATCAAGTATGTAAACTATAAGCCTCTTAAAGGACGCGCACGTCTGCCTATTGTCGGCACAGTACCCGAGGCCGTATGGACTGAAATGACGGGTGCTATAAACGAGCTTGAGTTTGGCTTCAACATGGTCGAAGCCGACGGATATAAGCTTGCCGGATACATACCCGTGCCGAACTCGCTGCTTGAGGACAGCGACATCAATCTCTTTATAGAAATAACCGGCATGCTCGGCAAAGCGCTTGCGTATGGCGTTGACAAGGCAATCATGTACGGAAGCGGCGTAAAGCAGCCTCTCGGTATCGTACCGCGCCTTGCATCGGCAACAGCGCCGCGTGACTTTGGCGCGAACGCACCGGAGTATTCAAACCTTACAACGACCAACATCGGATATTTATCGAGCAATTCACTTACGGCGGAGGCTCTCTTTGCGGAGCTTGCCATAGGCCTCGGCAAAGCAAAGAGCAAGTATGCATCCGGCGGCAAGTTTTGGGCGATGAGCGAGAAAACGTTTATGACGCTTCAGGCGAAGTTAATTTCCATTAATGCGGCCGGCGCGATTGCATCTGCCGCAAGCATGACAATGCCTATCGTCGGTGGGGACGTTGTGCTTCTTGACTTTATGCCGGACAATGTCATAGCCGGTGGGTACGGAAACCTTTACCTGCTCGTCGAGCGCGAGGGCGGCGCGATCTCACGCAGCGAGCACGTCCAGTTTATACAGGACAACACCGTGTTTAAGGGCGTGGCCCGATATGACGGTCTGCCGGTAATAGGCGAGGGCTTCGCGATGTTTACGCTGTCGACATCCTCCGGTGCAACCGAGCTTGATTTTGCGGAGGACAAAGCGAACCCGAGCGACGCTTACTTAATGGCTCTTACAGGCACGGGCTTAACGCTCTCGCCGACGTTTGACAAGGCGGTAACATCGTACACGGCAAGCGTCGCAAACAACATCAGCTCTACCACGATAACAGCAACGGCTCGCAAGAACGGCAAGGTCGAGAGCATCAAGGTAGGCAGCACGGTGGCGACGGGCGGCGTCTGCCCGCTTGCCGTGGGCGAGAACGTCATAACCGTAACAGTCAAGTACGGCACATCACACAAGACTTACACAATCACCGTCACACGTGCGGCGTCATAACTCGTAAACACCATGAAAGGGGGCGGTACGCATGACCGATGATATAAAAACGGCTTTAGGGCTATTTAAAGTGGCGCTTGGTGTGTCACACGACAAACGCGACGAATATTTTACGGCGCTGCTGACCGCCTCCGTCGCTGATTTATCGGGACGCGGCGTAGTGCTTGACTTAGCGAACATCGACGATGTGATGCTGCTTGTCGATTACGCGGAGTATAAATACAGGTCGCGTGATGAAGCTAAAGCAATGCCGCTACATCTTGACTTGCGCATACGCAATCGCAAAGCACGGGGGCGGGCATATGGGGCTTAAAAACATCAGCAGCGCAAAAGACTTTATATCACTTGACAATGTCGCGTACTTTCCGCCGTACGGTGACGACGACTGTGTATTCTGTGCGGAGCTGCCGGTTACGTCAAGCGAGTTTGCAAACGCCGGCATGCTCGATATAAGGGCTGCGGCGACGCTTGTTATAGACACCGAAAGCGACCGCCCCGACAAGCTGACAATCAAATATGAGGGCAAGACATATGCCATATACCGCCGGTATTATAGACCGGATGGCCTAACAGAGCTGCATTTACAGGAAAAGGCGGGGCTATCGTAATGTCAATAAAAGTGAAGCCAGAGGATATAAGCAGCGCCATTACCGAATCCCTCAAGGAATACACGGAAGATGTACGGGGGAGGATTTTTGCGGCTGTCGACAAAGTGGCGGCGGAGGTGTCGGACGAAATAAAGGGCCATGTGACTTTTAGGCAGCGCACGGGACAATACGTAAAATCATTCGCAATGAAATCCGATGCTGCTACTCAAAATCGCAACAAAAGATACATATGGTACGTGAAGCCTCCGCATTACCGTAGAACGCACTTACTCGAAAAAGGCCATGTAACAAGAGGCGGCGGGCGTGCAAGAGCTTTTCCTCACATCAAATACGGCGCGGAGCTCGCGGAAAGAAGATTGCCCGAGGAAATCGAAAAAGCGATAAAGGGAGCGTGATGAGATGGAGATAAAAGAAGCCGTAGAGACGATGTTAGAGAATGTCGGTATTCCGTATAGATATCGCATCTTCAAAGGAGACGAAATCCCATCGCCGCCTTTCGCCGTGTACTGGATCGGGCGAGAGCAATTATCCGGCGCCGATGACCTTATATGCATCAAAGAAGCTACCGTTACAATCCGGCTTATAACATCGGACAAGGACTTTGCGGTAGAGGAAAAGATCGAAGCGGAGCTATCAGAGGTCGGCCAAATAACGAGCGATATATCGAAAGACGAAGATTACGTCGAATCCGAAGAGGCGTACGTAATCACATATGAGTTTACACTCACAACAAAAATACGGAGGTAAAAAAGACGGATGAGCAATGGCAAAGAAAGAATTGTGCTCGGCAGCGGCAAGCTGTATGTGTTGCTTTTCACGGGCAACATACCGGAGGACAATATCATCGAACAGGACGCAAACCTTATAGGTGCAATACAGGGCGGCGCGAGCCTTGAGTATAAGATGACGACATATACAGCCGTTGACGACAGCGGCAAGCACAGCAAAACGATAATCACAGACGAAGAGGCCGTTCTTAAATCAGGGGTGATGACGTGGAACGGTAATACCTTGAAAAAGCTTGTGGCGACAGCAAGGGTTAACGAAACGGAATCACGCCGCACGGTTAAGATAGGCGGCATCGACAATCAAAATCAGGACAGCTACCTTGTGCGCTTTGTGCATGAGGACAAGAAAGACGGCGACATCCGCGTGACGCTGGTCGGCAAAAATCAGGCGGGACTTACTCTTGCGTTTGTGAAAAACAAGGAAACAGTCGTAAACGCGGAGTTTAAGGCCGAGGCCTGCGACGACGAAGGCACGTTAATTATCTACGAAGAGGAAATCGTAAACGAAACCTCGGAAACATAATCAAAAGCCGAAGGAATAACGCGGCGGGTGGCATGCAGTGCCTGACGCCCGCCGCGTCGCTATAACAACACAACACGAAGGGAGAATTACATAAATGCTTTGCATTACGCGCAAGAAACCGACATACGACGTCGGCATACAAAAAGACGGAAAGCCTTTAATGCTGCTCCCCGCCTCAAAAAAGGATTTTGAAGCAATACAGGAAATCGGAAAAAAGATAAATACACTGTCCGACGCAGAGAAGATAAGCGAGATGTACCGTCTTTTAAGGATTATATTGTCCAACAACGAAGCGGGAATCAATATCACCGATGAAGAGGTAAGCGGCATCGATCCGCTTACTGCGGCAGAAATCATAAAAGAATATGGCGAATTCATGAAAGGGCTTCGCAACCTCCCAAACTGAAAATCCCCTATTGCCCCGATGACGGATCGGGCGATAGCAATGGGGGGCACTATTACGATTACGAAGTCGTGACGCGGCCGGATAAATGGGTGGCAGACTACGCCGGGATATCGATGATAGAGGTCAGCGAGCTTTGTTATTATGATTATCTCTTACTTTTGCGTGACGCTGTCATATACCGCTGCTCGCAGACGGAGAGCGGGCGAGATTATCTTGAAAAATGCTGGATACTTGAGCAGTCGGCGCCCGACCGTAGGGCGCTGCGGAAATTTGCCGGAAGGGAGTGATATAAGTGGCGAGTAATAGTATAAAAGGCATCACCATCGAAATCGGCGGTGAAACTATGGGACTTAATAAAGCCTTGCAAGATGTAAACTCAGAGTGCTCGTCGCTATCAAAGGAGCTGAGCCTTGTCGACAAGGCTCTCAAACTCGATCCGACAAATACTGAAATGCTCGCGCAAAAGCAGGAGCTGCTTGGCAAAGCGGTTGAGGCTGCCGCTAAAAAAGTTGACATGCTCCGCGACGCTCAAAAACAAGTCGAAGAGCAATATAAAAACGGCGAGATCGGCGAAGAGGCATACCGGGCATTTCAGCGTGAGGTTGCAATGGCGGAAGGCAATCTCAAGAAAGCCGAGACTGCGCTTAATGACTTTGGCAATGAAGCTGAAGAATCGGGAGAAAATGTAAAGTCCTTCGGCAGTATCATGGAGGGTGTCGGAAAAGCCGTCGGCGCAGTAGCCGCATCGGTAGCCGCTGCGACCGGTGCTATGGCATCGGCAATGGTTGGCGCATCAAAAGACGCGGCAAAATATGCCGACGACATGATGACGCTATCAGCGCAAACGGGCGTATCGGTGGAAACTCTGCAAGCTTACAGCTATGCTGCCGAGCTTGTCGACGTATCTCTTGATACGCTGACAAAGTCGATGGCAAAGCAGATCAAGTCGATGTCCACCGTCACGGGCGCAACATCAGAGGCCGCCGTTGACATGGCGAAGCTTGAAAAAGCGCAAGCAAAAGCGGCAAATGCGGCGCTCACCGTTGAATCAGCGCAGCTGAAGTATAACGAAGCCATCAAAAAATACGGCGAAAACTCGGCGCAGGCGCAGCAGGCGGCAATAGCGCTCGAAAAAGCGCAGAATAATCTTGCAGTAGCAAACAGCGAGGTTGAGGCGGCATCAAAAGCCGTTGAGCCTGCAGCAAACGCGATGACGCAGGCATATAACAAGCTGGGCGTAGCTGTATATGACGCAAACGGCAACATGCGCGACGGCGAAACAGTATACTGGGAGGTCATTGAAGCTCTCGGTAAGATCGAGAACGAAACCGAGCGCGATGCTCTTGCAATGCAGATACTTGGTAAGTCTGCGCAGGAGCTTAACCCGCTAATACAGCTCGGTGCCGAGGAACTCAATAAACTAAAAGAAGAGGCTAAAAATGCCGGCGCGGTGCTGTCAGAGGACACTTTAAACGCCCTTCTCGAAGTATCTGACAGCATGGAGCGGTTTAAGAGCAGTACCAGCGCGGCGACCAACAGCATCGGTGTAATAGCGGCCGACGCGGTCACAGCGTTTTATACAGGTGCGACGGAGGTCGTGCAAAGCTTCACGCACATTGTGCAAGCGGCGCTTAATGGTGATGAAATCAGCGAGGACATGATAAACACGCTGACCGTCGCCATATCGAGGACAGTCAACAACGTAGCACGCGAAATTCCGCAGATAATTGAGGTCGTCGGGGACATATTTACCGCCGTAATAGGTGCGATAAATGAGGCGTTGCCGACCGTTGCGCTTATTATACGGCGTTATCTGCCGCAGCTGATATCCACGATCAGCGACATGCTGCCGGAGATACTTAATATAGTCGTCAGCATCCTGATGACTATTACCGATGCGTTAATCGAGGCCTTGCCGTCGATATTACAGTGCGGCATTGACATAATAATGGCCCTCATAAACGGCATTACAGCAGCTCTGCCCACGCTTATACCGGCGGCCGTCGGCGCGATTATGGCGATAATAACCGGGATTGTCGACGCTCTGCCTATGCTGCTTAATGCGGCACTGCAGATCATATTAGCTCTTGCGGACGGTCTGCTTGCAGCTCTGCCGGAGCTTATATCAGCGTTACCGGCTTTAATTATAAGCATCGTAGACTTCATTTTGAAAAGCATACCCGTAATAATTGAGGCCGGAATAAAGCTTATAACATCCCTTGTAGCGGCACTGCCGGAAATTATAGAGGCGATAGTTAAGGTTATCCCCGAAATCATTAACGGTATCATAACTGCGCTGCTTGAGTCCTTGCCGGTGATTGTTGATGCCGGGTTTAAACTTTTTACCTCGCTTGTCGGTGCGCTTCCTAAAATCATTGTCGATGTTTGTGAAGCCGTGCCAGTGATAATAGACGGCATTATAACCACAATTACAGATGCGCTGCCAATGATAATTGATATAGGTATCAAGCTCTTTTTATCGCTTATCGAAGCGCTGCCGAAGATCATTAAAGACCTATGTACTGCTATACCGAAGATTATTAAAGCGTTAATAGAGGCGATAATGAGCGCCTTACCGCAGATCATACAGGCAGGCATAACTCTTTTCATGGCACTCATTGAAGCGCTGCCGGAGATAATTACTGCTATATGTGAAGCATTGCCGCAGATTATTGACAGCATTATCAGTGCCCTGCTTGATTTACTACCCCTTATCATAAGCGCCGGAGTACAGCTGTTTGTTGCACTTGTGTCCAACATGCCGGCAATAATAGGCGGTGTAGTGTCAGCAATACCGGAAATTATAACGGCTCTTGTTGAGGGGCTTCTTAGCTTTGTCGGCGATATGGCCGATGTGGGTTTAAGGCTTATCGAGGGCTTATGGCAAGGCATTAAGGACGCCGGCGCGTGGCTGTGGGAGCAGATAAGCGGCTTTTTCGGCGGCATCGTTGACGGCATCAAAGGGCTTTTCGGTATCAAATCCCCATCGACTTTGTTCCGTGATGAAATCGGTAAAAACCTTGCACTTGGCCTCGGTGAGGGCTTCATTGATGAAATGGACAGCATATCGGAGGATATGCGCAAGTCCATACCGACGGATTTTGATATATCGGCTCGCGTTAGTGCTGCGGACAGGCATACGACCGAGCGCAGAGAAACACGCGACAGAGAGGACGGCAGGGGCAAAAAAACCGTCGGTAACACTACGGTGATTATAAATTCGCCGAAAGCGCTATCGGCTGCCGAAACTGCGAAGATATATAAGCGCACGCAGCGCGAGCTCGCGTTTGGCATGTAAGGAGGGGCAAATGATAACGACAATCAAAAACCTTACGACGAGCGAGAGCATCATATTTGACGGCCGGGGCTGGATGATAGAGCTATACGACGACAGCGGCATTACCGGCACGCATACGACGTATAAGGGTGTCGGTCAGATAGGCAGCAACGTCGCAGCATCAAGCCTTGATGATCGGGCGATTACCATCGAGGGCAGTATATTTGCATCATCGGCCGTCGAAATGGAACAAAAACGGCACTACATAACGCGGATTATAAACCCGCTCGATACTCTTGAAATCACAAGGGGCAAAAGAAAAATCAAGGGCAAGGCAGATAAAACAATCGTTTTTTCGTCCGATTACAGGCTTCGCAACAATGTCATAACACGCTTTATGTTTTCCGTAACTTGCTTCAATTCGATATATGAAGCGCTGGAGCAAAGCAAAGCAGACGCGGCGGCGAGTAATAACCTTCTGTCATTTCCTTGTGCGTTTCCGGAAAACGGCATTGCGTTCGGCCTTTTATCGAACGCGACGGAGCTGCTTGTCCGAAATGGTGGCGATATTGATACCGGCTGCATCATAACCCTCATGGTGCGGGAGCCTGTAAGCCAGATTACGGTTACAAACACAACAACCGGCGAGAGTATTACACTCAACCGCTCGTTTGCAGTGGGCGACAGGATAACAATAAACACCTTTTACGGCGAAAAAGATGTAATTCTTTTATCCGGTGGCGTGGAGACAAGCATTATACGGTATGTGTCGTATGATACCGTGTTTTTCGGCCTGCGGCGCGGGGACAAC